AGGAGCCGCCTAGCCGCCACCATCTTAGGTGTATTCTCGGACAGGTATCTCTTGCACCCAAGGCATCCGCCGCACGGACGGAACTGCCTCATCTTGAGCCAAAGCATATTGTTATCCCACTTGTTCACATTACCGCAAGAAGGGCAGAGGCATGATTCTGACATATGAACATCGCCCTTGTAGTCTATAAGAGGAGTGCAGAAAAGATTTTGCATTAACATCATGCGGAAGAAGTCTTGCGGGGTTTCGGATTGCACAAGGGAGACGCAAGAGGCTAGACAGGAGTTATGGTATGGGGAAGACTCCGCCTCCTTTATCGCTTCGGGACAGGACTTGGCTCGACCTATGTCTTGCATTCCCCGTATGTCCGTGGTGTCTAGGTGGAGGTGCAGCATTTCCCACTTGGGAGCTTGGGCATTCCACTTGGCAAGCGTCTGGTTGTGAAGCCGATACCACTTGGGGTTGGAATAGATTTGCCCGCCGCAGAATCCGTTTAACTTCGCCACCTTCTCCATCTCCCACTCCTTCTTTGGATTCCCCAGCCACATTCCGTTTGAGCAAATCGAGAAGCGCAGCCCAGATTGGGAGACGATGCGGCACATGTCGAAGAACCGTGGATGTTCTGTTGGTTCTCCGCCACTTACGATTAGCAGGTAGTCTCCGCTATCCTTGGCAAATGCAACGGCCCTACGGCAGGTGTCCTCTGTCATGTGAGGTGCATAGGGGTTGGAATCGTCAAGGCAATGGGGACACGCCATTCGGCAGCAGTTTGTGATTTGGAGTAGCATGGTGTTGGTTCTCTTCTAGCAGATTACCACTTCTTCCCCTCTTCCACGGCATCGTCCGTCTCTTCATCTTCCCAGAGGACTTCCCCACTTGCGGTGCATCCAATGTTTGCATGAATGTGAGGCTCTTGCTTGCCCTTTGGGGGCTTGGAAGGGCTATGGCGAGTGGTGCTAGGGGCAGAAGCCTCGGAAGCCTTGGAGGGCGGATTTTCACCGCCTAGCGGCAGTTCTAGGTTCGGGAGAGGATTGGAGTGTTCCCGCACCTTCCGTTGCCGTGTCCTAGCCGTCCGTTCACGGATTTGGATATAGCAAGTCTCCGCATCCGTGTCGGCATTGTTCCACTTCTTGTCAACCACGGAATCGCCGCTATTGATGGTGACGGGTTTGACGGGCTGACGGGAGAGGTTGAGACGGGTAGAGCCAGCCTCTGCCGCAAGCAAGTCCTTGAGGCGGGAGAGTACGGCATCGATGAATTCTGGATTGCCCGAAATACGGATACCGCAAGCCCCGAATGTGGAGCCACGGGCATCTGCGGCAATAGGTGTGAAGTGAGGGAGAATAGGCTGGTCTGGGGTGAGGTTCTGCCAGCGGCGAAGTGCATCTTTCTTTTCCATTTGGTAATCCTTTCCTGTTAGTAGTTAATCGGTTTAGCTTCAATACTCGCTCTATGTCCTAGGCGAACCTCCGCCGCAAAGTGGGCTAGCGCATCGTCCAAATTGGTAGTGAGGAGTTCGCTATAAGGATATCCTTCTTGAGTCCAGGCTTTCACTAAGATTTCCATTTCCATTTGCGATAGTCCTTTCTCATTATCGCATTACTTCTATGCTGCCCCTATGCCCCAGTCGGACATTGGCCTTGAAGTTCTCGATGGTCTCTTCCTCGCTTTCGGTGGGGTAGGATGATACTGTACTCCACTTGACTGGATTCCACCTTGCTATGAATGTCGCTTTGGTTGTCATTATGATTACCAGCAAGCGCCCTCTTCCCTTTCCCGCTTCTCCTTGTCCTTCTCCAATGCGGCCTTAATGACTTCGGCATCCCTTTTCATGTAAGCCTCTGCCATACGCCGAGTACCATCGTATACACGATAGACTGTCAGAAGGTAATGGTCTGTTGTTTCCACGATTTCCATTATCGGAGTTCCTTCCTTCCCGCATTCTCAATGTGGTCGATTAGTCCGTTCGTATCGTGTACTGTGACTGTATCAAAGCGAATTTTCCCCTTCCAATCAACATCATCAATCCACTTGCTTGCACCAGACATGAGAGAGTGGTAGCGGAGTTCCCCTTGCTTGCCCTTGAATGGCTGCATCGGGAAAGCCTTGGACTTGAGCGGCATCACCGCCACAAAGATAGCCGTGTTGGGGTCGTTGCCCTTGAACGCGATTATGTCTACACCCCTCTTTGGAGATGTGGCATGAAGCACATAGCCGTTCCGCTCTAGGAATTTGAGCGCCTTCTGAATCCGTTCATTCTTGTTCATTCCCTTGCGCCTCGCTTATGCCTGTGCATCCGCCATAGCCCGCTTGAGGAGTTTCCCTCTCATCTGTTCTGTCGGACGAATTCGGACAATGCTCTTTTCAGGAGTGTCAAGGTAGGTGTAAATCGCATTGAGCGTGGTGAAGAACTGCTCCTTCTGGTTGCAAGTGCCGATATGTCCCGTGCGAAGGGTGTTGCAATACTTGAAGAAGGCGTACTCCACCGATTTCTGCCTCAAGTTAGCGCCACTGGACACCTTGTGGGCGAGTTCCCATACCCTGTCGTCTTTAGGGTGAGCGTGCGCGACAACCGCAAATGCCGCCATCATAGGAGCGAGGAATCGCACGATGGGCTTCTTGGCGCTGAACGAAACGGCCACGTCCACCTCATTCTTAAACAAGTTGTAGCATTCCCACAGTTCGTCACGATTGGGAACGCCCTCAAACCCCATCCCATAGTAGACCATTGCGATGAAGCGGCAGCAGGCGCACTTCGCATTTGCATTTGGAACGGAGTTGTACTGGAACACCTGTGCGGTAGAAGAGGGACGGCTGCAGTTCATCGTGTAAAACACATTGTCGCGCTCTTCACCGAAAATTGGGTACTTGATGATAATGAGTTCGATGTCGGATGGGTAGCCAGCCTGCTTGATTGCGGTAAGCCGATGCTGTCCGTCCATGATAAACCCATTGCCGTCCAATGTGATTGTAGACCCGTTTTTCCTCCACTTCCCATCCTTGATTGCGCGGACGAGAGAGGCAACCCTCTTCGCATTGATTGGGCGATTCCGCTCATTCTTTGCGAGAAGCGAGTCCACAAGCTTCTTCGTAACGTTTACCACCTTGACTTGAGTCTTCATTGTTTTCATTTTCCTTTTTGTTTGTTGGTTTTTGGTTTGTTGAACAAAATCAGCCCTTCTTGCCGTGGCGGACCTTCATGTGAAGGTTGATGAACTTGCGCCTTTCCGCGTTGATGTGGCGAGCCTCCCAAGCCTTTAGATTAGGCGGGGTGTTCCCCCATGTCTGTCCGCAGAAGGGGCAACGGTATGCCACTCCGTGCTTGTGTGTCTGCGGCTTGGTTTCCCAACGGGTAGATGCGGGCTTGCCGAAAGCCGCAAGAGCGGCGGCGATTGATACGATTGCCATAAAGCGGAATTTCATTGTCTTTGTCCTTGTGTGCTTTATTGGTTGATGTTCGGGGTTGTGGCCTTACCACTGGATTTCAAAGCCCTCATAGGCGAACCACAGCTTGATAAGGAGATAGGCGACGGGGAGAAAGAGAATCGCCGAGACAATCTCTATTGCGGTCTCCTTCCGCTTCTGCCGTAGCCACTGCTTGTACTTGCGGCGGTTTCTCATTGTTTCGCTTTCCATTGTCATGTCCTTTGTTGTCCTTGTTTGTCCTTGACGCCAGATAGTATACCACAGTTTCGGACGGGTTGCAAGGGGGTAATTGAAAAAAGTTTTCCTAGTCTCCGACCCTTACGATTATGCATGAGAGTATCTTGGCGTCCATATGGCTCTTCCGCACCTTCCGCATCGCTTGCATGGCATTCTCCGCTTCCACCACCACAGTCTTAGGAACTGGGGCATGCTTCTCATTGAGGATGATTTCATAGGCGATCATCTGTTCGCCCCCCTCTCTATGCGGTGACGATGGAGAGGGCTTTCTCCACCGCCGCCAGTTGCTTTTCAGTCGCGCAGACAGTATAGACTTGGTTCTCATTAGCCGAATCAATCTCATTCAGATAGGACTGGAATCGTTCGGCATCCCTAAAGCCAAGCCTATTGAGAACTGCCGCAAAAAGGGCTTTAAGAGCCTCCGTCTGTGGGTTGGAGGGTATGTAGTAGCCTCCGCCTTGGGCAATGGCATTGCGGGTGTGTGCAATAACTTTCTTGATGGAGTTGATTTGTCTCTTGTTCATTGGTGTAGTCCTTTCCTTGTTTATGCACAAAGCACTTTCATGGTTTCGGCGGGAATGATACCCCATTCGTCCTTGTCGTGGCGAATGCCGATGCTATAGCCGTGGCTAGTGGCAAGGCAATAGGCATCAACAAGCGTCTCTTGGGCATAGGGTTCATACTCCTTGGTGGTTTCGTTATACCTCTTCAAAGTCCGTTCATGCACCTTGTCCACGCGGAAGAGGATAGTGGTAAGCCCCTTCGCCACATCGTCCTTGTTGAAGACGTAATCGCCAACCTTGATGTTGATATTGCGGTTCATTGTTTTTGTCCTTGTCTGTCTTTGTCCTTGTTGTGCCATCGGCAACCACCTTGATTGCCCTTGACGCCGCATAGTATAGCAAACCTTCGGTTGCCTTGCAAGTGGGTAATGCGACTTTTTTTATTTTTTTTCAGAGGGCGGATTGGGGGTGTTCCTCAACCCTCTTTAGGTAATCGTCCAACGATTCGTCAAAGGGGGAATCTAAGGGCGGCATCGTCATCGAGCCAGAGGGCATCCACCTCTCTCCCTCTACTGAAATCATACCGCTATAAGGAATAAATATCATGTCGTGGCTCTTCTCCACTTCCCTCACGACAAGGTTTCTGTAGTCAGGCAACGGAAGATGGTTGGCCGCCTCGTCGCACACTTCCTCGAAGGGATGATAGATACACCAGTCGTCGAAATGAAGTCCTCCGAAGAAATAGTCCTTCTTGTCTGACATCTCATAGTACATCTTCCCGTCCACTATCTTCGCATTCGCCTTGCATCCTACACCGCGCCTCTGCTGCTCGTTGAATTCGAGAAGGTATCTGAAATAGGTGTCAACGTCTATCCTGCCCGAAAGGAATAGAGTGTCTAGGCTCATGCCCTCTCCAGACTTGACGCAAATCTCCCTCCCGTACCTGTCGGATAGGGTTTTGCCCTTAAGAGACCCTTTTTTCTTTCTCTTCACTCCTAGGCAACCTTTTCGGAGGCTATCTCATCAATGGCATAGGCCTTGGCGAAGTTGGGGTAGATTCCTTGGAGGGCGGCAATCTCCACGGGTATCTGCCGCTCTCCGTAGGCATCCTTGAAGGTGGCATAGCCCTCTTCCACAAAGCATCGCGCGGCGAGTTTCGTGCCGATTCGTCCGTCTGGATAGTGAAGCATGAAGTCCGCAAGAATGATGCGGTTGCCCCACTGGTCTATGGGCTTGATTTCTGAGCGGACGGTCATGGTGCCTCCGAGGAGGCGAGGAAAGTCCGGGGATGAACGGAGCCGGTATGTGGCGCCGTTGCGGAATCGCATGATGAAGGGGTTTGTCGGCATGGTGCTATCCTCTCTTCCCCCTACGCCCTATGATGCAATGCTTGTGGTGCTTCCTCATGATTCTCCTCTTCTGCTTCGCCGTTGTATTCTGGTCAAAGTATTTTTTCGGTATGTCGATGTTCACCCTCATGACCGCCCTCCTCTCTTCTTGGGCTTCCAGAATCCGTCCTTGTCCACCACCTTGTCGTAGGAATCGAAGACAAGGGTAATCCCATATTCGGAGTTGAAGGAGCAATAGAAAGCCCCATAGAACTCCGCCAGAGACTTTGTGGTGAAGTGCCAGTTCCCATATCCAGAGACATTGCGGCTGAACTCCACGTTCACGTCGTCGTCACCCGCCGCGAAGTATACGTCTGTTGGACGGATGGTCTTCGCATACGGAGCCATAGCCTTGATTTGGTCGGCTATCCACTCCTCAAAGGTCATGAATGCAATAGGCTTTTTCATAGTGCCGTCCTCGTGTAAAGAGTAAGGGGGCGAAAAGGAAGAACAAGTGAGCAAAAAAAACCTTCCGCCCCAAAATCGGTTAGGCAACCTTCGCCGTGCGGTAGGTGTCCCACTGCCAGTTGAAAGAAGCAACATCGCCCTTGAGGTGCTTGGCAAGCCAATCAATGAGGGCGATTTCCACCTCGTCTTCCGTCACGGAGAAGTAGCCCGTTCCTTCCTTGCCGCAAAGGGTGCGGAGTTCGGCGGAGGGTATCTGTGCCGTGAGCCAAGTGGGGCCTTTGAAGTTGACATCCTTGTACTCAATGCGGGTGAAGTCAATCTCCAGACCCATGGAAGAGCCGAGGGTAATCGTTTCGTTTGTCGTGTTCATTGTCTTGTCCTTGTCTTTGTTGTCATGGGCTTGTTGCCCTTACGCGGCATATTGTATCAAAGTTCCGTTTGGGTTGCAAGAGGGGAATTTGATTTTTTTTGAAAAAAGTTATTGCTTCGCTTCCGCAATCAACTGGTCTAGAGGTTTCTGCTGGCTCCACTTTGCGAAGATTCCGCAAGCCGTGGCGGGGTCATCGGGCAAAGCCACAAACTCATTATCCATAACTCCGTAGCCGATATCCCCTATGCCCCGATTGAGTTCCGCATTTGGCTTGAAGTAGTAGATTGCTTCAAACCATGCCTTGCAATTCTTTTGCTTCTCCTCATCCAGAAACCAAAGGGTGAACCAAACCTCCCCGTATTCCTTCCCGTGCAAAACGCCTTTCAAGGTGTCCATGTGCTTAGCCTTGAACCCATGAGGGTTAACGGCGGCATTGACGGCATCAAGAGCCTTCTGCTCAATCTCATTCAGTTGCTTATCCATTGTCGTGTCCTTGTCTTTTAGAGGTTGTTATGGAGGGGAGGGGCTACCCTCTCCCCTCCGTTCGGGGTTAGGCGGCAATCTTGCTTTCCATACCGCAGAGGTTGTACACCTCACTTATCACATCCGCATCAACCATCTTGAGGTGGTAGTTCTTCCAAAGGCGATATACCGCCTTGAAGGTTGGATTGCGGCCAAGATACTCCGCCATGGTGTCAAGGCACTGCCCGCACGTGTAGCAATCCGTGTGAATGTGATTCCAGATAGCCCCGACAATGGAGAGTTCAACACCATTGCCGCATTCACGGAGCTCAATGGTGACATCCGCCATGTTCGTGCGGTGCTTGCCCCAATAGGCAACCTTGCCGAATTCAATTGTCTTCTTGATTATCGTCTTCATCGTTCTTGTCCTTGTTGTCATTGTCCTTGTTGTTTGCCTTGAAAGACCCTTTGTCTCTCAAAGCACCCATAGTATATCATATCTCCGTTGCCCTTGCAAGGGGGCAATCAAAGATTTTCAAACTTTTTTTTCGGGGGTGCTTTCGGGGGACTCTAGGGGTGCTGCCGAATGTGCGGGCGGCTTTGTGGAAGCGGTGCGGATGGGGAAGGTTGTAGAGCATAGAAAAGGGCAGAGGGTTTTAGCCCTCCGCCCCGCCCTGTGGGTCTTTGCATCGGATCTTCGTGGTAGTGTGAAATCAAATCACGGGGAGTCCGACGTATTCGGAATCGCCCTCAATGCCGTACTCCTTCTTCACGGCATCGAACATCACTCGGCAAATCTTGCAAGCGGATTCATTCCGCAAGTCAAACCTATGCTCATCGTACTTCTGCGCCATCGCCTGAATGAAGGGGAGGATGATTTCCCCCGTGAACTTCTGGTTGAGGGTTCGGTGCATCGTGAGAAAATGCTCCACAATGTACTTCGTGTTCTCTTCACTCCCGAAGGAGTTGATAGTCCGCTCCATGGCGGTTGCCGCCGTCTCTGCATTCTCGCTTGCCATTTCTTTTAATCCTTTCTTCTTCGTTGCAATCTAGTTTCTCACGAAAAGGGTTTCGTCCTCCTTCGGGTTTGTGAAAGGGGCATCGCCCCAATCCACCACCTTGTAGCGGAATGTCTTTATCGCATGGGAACACTCTCCCACTAGAAGAGCCTCTATCCGCTCCTCAAATCTCCGCTCATTGAACCCGCCTTGTTCCGCTATGAAGTCCCGCTTGGCAACCTTGAAGCATCCGTGCTTCGTGAGGTATTCAATCGTCATAGGGAAGGTAAGGCGGTGCGGAAGTTCATTCGCCACCGCCGTAGGCGCAAGCCAATCTATCGTGGACACTTTTACCACAAGCGGTTTTTTCGTTTCTTCGTTCACTTCTTCAGCTCCTTCCCGATTTCGCCAGCCGCCATCGTGAGGGCGGACAGATAGGCTTGCCAATGGGCAATCTCCTTATTGTCGCCATTGCGCAGAGCCTCTTGATACTTCTCCCGATACTTGAATTGGAGAGCATCAACAACTTCAATAGCCTTTTTAAGTCCTTTTTCCATTTTCTTGTCCTTGCTTTGTCTTTGTCCTTGTCAGAAACCCCACGCGGGGTCAACGGTGCATAGTATACCACAATCACGGACGGGTTGCAAGAGGGTAATTGAAGAAATATGTTTTTTTTCGAATAGGCTCCAAACGGCTGCAATGCACGGCATCACGGCATGGTTTTGTCTAGGATGAGCATCCCGCCGCATCCACATCCCATAATCTTAAAAGAAGGTGCGGCGGGAAACCGCCGCCCTTCCATTCCGTCTTTAGTCCAATACCCTAGACTCCTATATCCACCGCTTGCCATTGCGCCGTTTTGTTGTTTAGATTGCTTCGTACCTCTCCCGAATGAGCCAGCCGTAATCCCCGAACACCTTAAGGGCATCTTCCGTAAGTGGCGGCAGTTCCGCTTTCTTGACGGGGGTAATCTTCACGTCCGCCACAACTCCGTCCGTGTCCTTCCATGTACGGGGCTTGCCGTCCGCAAGGCACATCTCAATGGTTGCCTTGAGGTCTTCCGTTGCCTTGTCCCAATCGTGTGCATCGCAACAAAGCCGCTCCGCAACGCATTGTATGTCATTGGAAAGAAATTCCCCATCTACCCCGCCTAGTACGGGGCCTATCACGGGTTGCTTGTCCATGATATGCTCTACGTAATACTTGCTATAGTCCGCATTGTCATCAAACGGCTCTTTGTAGCGAGGGCTATACCACTCCGTAAAGCACCCTTCCAACTTCACCGCCACTATGTCATTCGGATTGCTCATCGTCTCTTGTCCTTTCTTGTCCTTGTCGTTTTCTTTTCGTGGGCGGTAGGAGAAAGCCCCCTACCGCCGTTTGCGGATTAGGCAAACAAGCCCTCAAGGTGTTTCGGGCAAAGTTCGCAACTATAGACAAAGCCACAAACCGAGTTCATAGCTTGGTCGCGGGTTTCCGCCGTAACCAAACGGGTGACGGCGTTGCCCATATGACGGAATATTACAATGTACTTATTCATTTTTCTTTCCTTGTTGTCTTTGTCCTTGAAATGTCCCCCACGCGGGGAACGGCACATAGTTTATCAAAAAGCCGTCCGCCTTGCAAGGGGGTAATGATAAAAAATTTAACTTTTTTCGTGGTGGGGAAGGGCTAGCAAATCCGCTAGGTGACATAGAAAATCGGCTAGGGCGGTTGAAACCGTCGATTGGGCGGCATCGGGACTTTGTGGACGGGATGAGGTGTGATAGTCTTGAGCGACTCCAGGAGTCTTCAGCGACTCCAGAATGCAAGAAGGGCGGCGGTTTCCCGCCGACCCTCCCATTCCGTCTTTAACCCCATACACTAGAATCCTATATCCACCTCCTCAATGTTCCATTCGCACCCGAAAGAGTAATCCACATTGTGAATGCTCATCCTATCATAGTCAGCCGCCAAATCCATGTCACTTGCCCTTGCCATAAAACCGACCATGTCCGTTTGAACATACTCCTTTGCCGCTTCTTTCGTGTCGCACACCTTTAGCACGCGGGGCTTTCCGTCCGCCGTCTCGCTCGTGTCAACCGCCGTCACAATCCATTTCTTCGCTTTCATCTTCTTTGTCCTTGTCTTCCGCTTTCTGTTGAATTAGGCAAGAGGGGATAGCCCCCCTTGCCCGTTCTACCTTTATGCCCTCTTGCGGTTGGCATTCGCCGCAAACATCGCCTCGGAATCCTTCTTGTAGCAGAGCTGAAAGATATTGTCCTTCACCTCCGCCACACGGGACGCCTTGCTAGCAAGCCACTCCTTCGTGTCAACCACCGTGAGGGCATAAGGCTCATCAAGGTGTTCAAGTTCGTGCTTCAGACGGGCTACCGCCTTCAAGTCAAACTTGTTGGTAGGCGCCTTGCAATCCTCAAAGAGGAACGATTCGGCGCAAGGCCCGTGCTGCCCGTTGTGCATATAGGAGGTCATGTTCCGCTTCGTGATGTCCCAAGGAATGTCGGGGAAGTAGGCGAGCGCTTCCCAACGGTCGGTGTCGGGGTTCTGTGCCATGAAGAAAACCACGCGGGTGAAAACCTTGCCCGTGACGGTTCCGTTGTTCGTGTTCATCTCTTTCATTGTCTTGTCCTTGTGTTGCTTTGTCCTTGTTCATCAACCCCACGCGGGGTCAACGGCGAATAGTATACCACACCTTCGGTTGCATTGCAACTAGGGAATTAAACTTTTTTATTTTTTTTAGAGAGGGCGGACGGGGGCGGAAGTCCGCACCGCATCGAGAGATGAAAAGCAAGCAGGCATTGGGCGGGAAGGAAAACGGGAGGGATGATGCGATAGGTGTTTCTAGCATCCCATGAACCTCTGCCGCTCCATCGCCCTCCGTGTCTTCAGCCCATCGCAGACAACCTTGCGACCGCCCTTCGTCACATACACCCATCGGCTGAACTCGTCCGCCACCTCTTTACCCCTCTTCCCCTCCTTGAGGAGACGGCACATGGTTGAACCCTTGAAGTTGCTCCAACCTACGTTGTAGATGAATGAAATCAAAGCCGACTCTTCCGCCACAGTCAGACGCTGCCCGCCTAGTTCCGCCAGTAGCTTCGAGGAGAGGCCGCGGCAGATACGGGCAAGTTCCACGGATGCTTCCCCCTCCGTAATCCGCCCCTTGCCTATCATGTCCGCCGAAGTGAAGCCGTAGCCTATCGTGCGGTTGCCAGCCGCATCGGGATAGGCGGTAGAGCGGAACCCCTCAACCGTCTTGAGGAATGCCGCCGCCCTTGTTGCCGCTTCAGTTGTGTAAATGCCCATAACGGCTAATGCCGCCGCCACCATGTATGCTAGTGTTCTCATCGCCTAAAAATGCCGAAGGGAAGGGTTGCTAGCCCTTCCCCCCGACTTCCCTTATTCGGTTATGCCGCTTTCACAAGCTCCAGTTGGTCGCTATAGAAGGAACACACACCGCCAAAAACACGACTAAAGCATGAGACATAGTATATGTTCGCTTCCGTTTCCTCGACATGACAGACGGTCATCGCCTCTTCATGCCCGATAAGCCTCACCACATCGCCCCTCTTGAACTTGTTAGCCATTGTCTAGTCCTTTCATTCTCTTGCGTTCGGTTGTGGGGGAGGGGTTGCTTGCCCCTCCCCCTTGTTGGCTTATGCCGCCCTCTTCACGAAAGCCTTTGCCTTTTCCTCTGTACCAAAGGATCCAACCACCTTCTTGCCCATGTAGACGCGGAATTCGGTCCACTCCTCCACGGGGTTGCTTACCAACTCCGCCTTGATAACCATCTTGCCCTTGCGGTTGCCGTTGCCATTGAATGACTTGCTCATGTGTCTTGTCCTGTCCTGTCCTCGGGGTTGCGGGGGGCTTGCCACTCGGCTTGCCGCTTTCTTGCCCTTGTCCCTCGGACGCCGCATAGTATATCAAAATGCCGATTGCCTTGCAAGGGGGCAATCAAACTTTTTTCAACTTTTTTTTCAAGAGGTGAAATCCACCGCCGAAGGGGTCGGCAGAACAACTCCCGAATCGGGAAGGGGACGGGATGAGTGAGGGCGAACCATCGAGAACCCAGGAGCAAAAGAGAAGGGCGGCGAATCTCTCCGCCGTCCTCTCCGTTGCATCTCCTTAGCGTTGTCCAATCAGAAGGGAAACCAATCAAGGCCCGCATTGACAAGCCCCGCAACATCGCCCTCATTGTCCTTGCTTGCGGCAAACTCCCCATTATACCCAAACTTGTAGATATCCCAGACGGCTTCACCATTGCCAATGCCACGATAGACATAAACTATAGTACCATAGGGAATGTCAATTCCGTCTTCCATAAAATCTGTGAAAGAGATTGTGTCTGCGCAATAGCAATCGGCATCCACAAAAGTTTTACCTTCCGCAAGAGTCCTCTGAATCGCTTCAAAGATGGCTTCTACCTTTGCGGCTTCGCCCTTGTCTTCTGTCATCATCATTTTCTTCATTGTCTTGTCCTTGTCTTCGTTGTCCTTGTTGTCGTGCTTTCCACGCGGAAAGCACCCATAGTATATCACACTTGCGGTCGCATTGCAAGGGGGCAATGTAAGATTTTAGAAAAAAGTTTTAACCCCACTTTTTACTGCTCTCATCCTAATAAGTTTAGCCCAAATGCTAATAGCCGAATCGCATATAGAAGAACTAGGGCATCCACTACATTCCTCGCCATGAAGCCCTTCGTTAGCCTTGCATAGTTCAAGCCGAAAGGCTTCTATCAACTTAATCAACCGCTCTATGTCCTCTTTAGACATTTACCGTCCCTCCCAAGGCAACTTTCGCCCATCGTCTATGCTCTTGATAAGGTAGAGGTAAGCGCCCGCCTTCACGATAAGCGCTTGCCGTCCCCAATAGAGGTTGCGCATTCCAGTCAGATTCCCGTAAGGCCCCGTGGATGCTTGGCAGTTCTCTTCGAGCCACCGCACCCACTTTGCCGCATCGAGGGTTGTCTTCTTGTTGAGGACTACCGTTCGTCCCTTCTTCGTTGTGCCGTTTTCTTTCTTCATTTTGTGTTTTTCCTTTTTTAGCGTTTCTTTAGACTTTCATCTTCTATCCGACATCCGTTCGGCTTGTAGAGACGCCGAATCTTCAAGGTAGTTTTTCTCTCAAAGCTCATGACCTCCCATGCGTCCGTCTTCTGGTCTCTGTTCAGATTGTCGCAAACCTTCTTTGCAACCTCAATGTCCTTGAAGTCGGTAGCATCGCCATCGGGACTGGCATACCTCCACGTAGAAGGTTTGATATTCGTGTACGGATGCCACCTTCTTTTGAGAAGCGCCTGCGGCTTGTATCCGCATCTGGCATGAAACCACATTTGGTTGTTCGAGTTCTGTATCCCTATGAACTTTTTCATTGTCGCATAATTCATTTCATTTCTCCTTGCCTAATCGGTCTTGAGCCTAAACCCGCTTCGCATACTTCGCCTTGTAGATTTCCTTCGCGCTTGCCGCTACCCTCTTCGTTGCCAACTGCAAGGCTTTCCGCACCATGTGTATGGGACACTCCTCGCTTATGCAACCGCCCATTGAAAGATTGTTCCTAAACGGACATTCGTTGCAAGCCCTTGAAGCGGCCGCCGCAAGATGCGGGTGTGCATCGGCGGCGAACTTAGCCACTCCCGAACTCCACTTCTGAATCTCTTCCGTGGTGTTGAACTTCGCCACCTTCTCTGCCGTCTCCTTCGTCACGTATTAGCCCTCCACCTTTTCAACCTTAATGCCCTCATTCTCCAACCAAGCAAAAAGGTATACCGCTTCTTCGTTAGAGAGGCTTTCCGCCATCTCTTGATAGGTAGCCATCCCTTCTGCTATCTGTGAACCAATCTCGTTCAGTTGAACTATTTGAAGGTTGGAAAGCCGCAAGTCCACTAAAGCCAGTTTCTGAAGATTCCACCGTTTTCCTTCCTTGCGGGGCATCTTCTTCTCTATCTCTTTGACTTCTACAAACTTGATAGAGTCATATGAAGTGCCGCACCCAAACACGGCATCATGTATCCGATCCTCTGTGGGCATCGCTTCGCCCTTCTTCGTGGTTATCGTAACCTTGAAACTTCTTGTCATTGTCTTTTGTCCTTGTTGTTTCGTTGTCCTTGATTCGTTCGCCCTATTGGGCTTGACGGCGAATAGTATATCACACTCCCCTTCGGGTTGCAAGGGGGTAATGAAAGAAAAATGAAAAAAGAAATAGCCGCCGTCCGTGGGGGGAGGGGAAGGGACGGCGGCTAAAGCATTGTGTCTAACTTAGACAACCTAGTCAATGGGTGGAATGCCCTGCCCGTGCTGCCTCGCCTCTTCGTTATAGTCCTCTATGACGCTCTTGGTTATGGCGACGTCAACCAGCCTCTCCTGCTCTACCGTCGGGATGGGCATAGGCCTCCCGTCCGGGTACTTGGCTGTCCCGTTGCGCCATCTCTCCCTCCACTCCACAGCAGCAATGCCTATCGTGTCCGACAGTCCTCTCCATAGGGCGGAGAACGGGGCTATGACGGCTAGGAGAATCCCAAGAACGAACCATGGGGGCAGCATCAGAAGCCGCTTCCACCACGGCATCTTGGCAACACGGAATCTCATCACCGTCACCACGAATGGGGCTATGGGCATCAGCACAATGCCAGCCACCGACAGAAGGACGGCACGTAGAATCCCCTGCAGGACGATTACCTCAATCCGAACAAGTGTGGTTGCTGCGCTTTCGGGTATCGTATCCATCGGCTAGTAGGCATGGGTTTGTGACGGAACATCAACCGTGATTATCTCGCCAAGCCAGTAGGCGAATGCGGCATCGACGCTCTTGTGTCCCGTGGAGAAGTCCATCACCTCCTTGGACTTGGGATGGTCTTTGCACCACTCGAGGAACTTGTCGTATGCCTGCTGCACATCGAGACCCGCACGATGGTAGGCATAGGCTCTAGTCATAGTAGCCTTGGAGGTCGGTGGATCTAGTGGCGCAGATACCGAATCCCCTTGGACGGACGGCATCGGCGGAGGTGGAGGCGGAATATCATCTTCTACCTTGGTTGCCGTGGCGGTTGCGGCCTCTGGATTGACGGCGGTTTTCCCAACCGAATCCCTCTCTGGCGTCTCCCCATCGCCAAATGCAATGTCCATAATGTACTTCGCAATGACGAACTGTTCGCCTTTGGAAAGGGCGGTGAACTTATCGCCCTTCGCTTCAACCATCGTCCGCGCCCACTCTAGCACATCCGCATCCGTCTCTATCTTCTTCATTCCTTGCACTCCTTGCACTCAAAAAGCCCGTAGCCGCCGCTCCGATATTGGCCAACTCACAGAACTCCAAGACCGTCACGGCGACTACTCCCCGCCACTCGGCGGAAATCGTCGGGGATGATTATACCACAGTCGGACTTGGGAAAGCAACCCCCATCGTGAAAATAAAATTGCCCCTCCCCGAATCGGGGAAGGGCGGCGGACTAGACTAGGACTTGAAATCAATTAGGCGGACTTGCTAGTGAGAGGTGCATCGTCGCTAGGAATCGGCGCGCCCTCTAGCAAGCCAGCCAAAATCTACCAATCTCATGCCGCAATCCTCGCCATAGCCTCATGCTTGCGGGCCTTAGCCGCCTTGCGGCGGAGCTTGCACCTCTCCTTGCGGCGGTCAACCCTTGTGAGATTGCGGGCAAGTTCAATCGCATCGCCTAGCCGTGTGCGGCTCACCATCCTAGCCAACTTGAACGGCAACTTTTCAACCCCGTTGCGAATCCGCTCAAGCATAATGGCATGGGTCGGCGTCCATGTTGACCTCCGCTCTAGGATAATCGCCGCCGCATTTCTACCGCTTTCGGTAAGGGTAATGCCGTCAACTTCGTAAGCCTTTACGTAATCCATCGCTTCTATGATTGTCATGTCCATTGTCTTGTCCTTGTTTGTTCTCTCTTCGTTAAATCGCCAACTCCGCAATTACCTTTTTCTCCCATCCAGACAAGAGTCTCCATTCGCCGAGAGAGAACTCTGCCGCTCCCTGTGGCACCCCATAGCACCATCTGTCATCCATGAAGATTTTGTCTTCTGCGGGTGCTATCATAAGTTTGTGTCCTTCGAATTCTTTTGCCCAAACACGCGATTGAACGCCGCTGACGAGCCGATGTTGCAACCCCTTAAGGGCATACCCCTTTTCTCCCTCAACCAATGCTCTTTCATATAGAGACTTGTGAAACATTTTTTACCTCGTCTTTGTTGTCCTTGTTAAGTTGCCCCACGCGGGGCTACGGCGCATAGTATATCACACTTGCGGTCGCATTGCAATGGGGTAATAGAAAAAAGTTGAACTTTTTTCAACCCCTAAATTAGAAGGGTATGGGATCTTCAAGTTCCCCATCGTCCGAAGGGTCTAGCATCCTATCGGCAAACTCCACAAGGGCATCAATACCCTCATGAGTCCCGATTGCGAAAGCCGCCGCCGCCAACCTCCGCTCTATCGCATCGTTGGAAAGATTCACGACATTGCCAAGTCGTGCCGAGCGCTCCGTCTCTTCGCCGCCAACTTCAAGGATGACCTCCGCATCCGCTCCGTCCCGCTCCTTGTCGAAGCCGTAGGCGGATATGCCGTATCTATCCATCAGCCGATTGCACTTTGCACTAATCCAGTCTATCATCTTGTTTCTCCGTTTCGCTTTCGTGTGTGATTGCTTGTGGAAGGGCTAGGAAAGCCTCCTAGCCCCTCCGTGATTTCGCTAGGCGGCATTCAGGGCAACCTTCAGCGCGGCCCTTACGGGCATATCGTCCTTGATTTCCGTGTACATCGTCTCTCCGTTGCTAAACCGTGCGGAAACCCCCAACTCCATAAGCCCAAGTTCATTCTTTGCCTTTTGCAAGGCACGGCGAAGCCAATTGCCCTCGCTCTTGTACTTGCGGAGCATCTTGGAACGGCACAACCCGAACTCATCTTGAGAGTCCTCGTTGTCCATGCCCTCTACATCGTAATACTTCTCATCCACATAGAACTGAAGCCCCGAATAATAGCCGCTCTCCACGGAGACGGTGTAGAAGGTAAGGTGTTCGTTAAGTTCCTTTGCCTTTTTCTCCATGTTCCGCACAATGTCATCCATCGCCCACTCATCATAGATGGGCTCGACCCCAGCGAGGTCGCATCCGCACTCGTCGCATTTTTCGGCATCGGGGTCTTGTGTGAATCCGCATTCGGGACACACTTTGCAATACTCACTAGCCGCCACGATAAGCGGAAAGTCTTTCATGCTCTTGAAGTTAGCCGTACTCATTTTGTCTTGTCCTTGCTTTGTCTTTGTCCTTGAAATGTCCCCCACGCGGGGAACGGCACATAGTTTACCAAAAAGCCGTCCGCCTTGCAAGGGGGTAATGAAAGATTTTTTTATTTTTTTTGAAGGGCATCCAGCCTAGCAAATCGGCTAGGTCGGCATAGCAATTTTTCTAGGGGCATCGACGGACGGGAACGGAATCGGGACGGGATGGGTGCCACGTGGCACGGGCGCAGCCGCATCGGGGACAAGAGACAAGTAAGGCGGCGGCTTTCGCCGTCGCCAATGAAAACAATACAAATAAGGAGCTTGTTTTACTTTAGCACATCTTAGGCAACCTCCCTTCTTTGAACCTTGCCCTCATAGCCGAGGTCGTGCGCAACCGCCCGCACGTATGCGGCAAAGTCTTCTGCAAGGGTCTCCCACTTGTCGGCATACCCGAAGTGTCCGCCAATGTGTGCCGCCCCATAGCCAGCCGTGCCGCCCTCAAACGGATACCAATACCGCTTGCGGTAATCCCTTGCTTTCCCGTTTGTCCGCGCGGAAAAGTCCACAACTTCACCATCCCACGGAAGGGCATCGATAGCCGCCATCGCCTTTGCTTTCGGCATGGCGTTGAAGAAACTAGCTTCAGCTTTCTGCCGCTCGCCGTACTCCTTAAAGTCCACAAGCCCGACCTTTCGGGCGAACTGGACGGTAATCGTGTCCATCCCCTTCACAAGCGTTCCGTTCCTCATGCGGACGGCGGGATAGGCATTGTTTATCTTGATAACCGCCTTGTATGGGTTATGTCCCAACGTTGGAATGTTGTAATCCGTGTCTACCTCAACCGTTGCCGTGGCATCAAGACCGCATCCGTCAATGGCAGATTCAACTATGGAACGGACAGCGGCAAGGTCTTTCACGTTCTCCTTCACGTTCCAATGGGCAATCAACTTTCCCGCCTTCTGCTTTGGGGTAAGGATAGGCTCAAGGTCTCTGATCTTCTCCCATGTCGTGTTTCCGTTGTCCCATGAAACCAGCGCCCTAACCGCAGACAGTTCAACTATTTCACCTGTTGACTTTGGCTCACCATTGAAATGAACCTTGCAACCATTGTAGTATTCTTTGATTTCCATCGCTTTGTCCTTTATTGTCTTTGTCCTTGTTGTCATGCCTTCCACGCGGAAAGCACCCATAGTATAGCACAAGTCCGTTTGGATTGCAATGGGGTAATGATAAAAAAGTTAAGATTTTTTTTCGGGGCATGAAAAAGCCCCCTCGAATATTGCATCGGGGGGCGCGCCCATTGAAGGGCTAGGGTGGACAAGACCCATTAGGACATTAAATCGCTTTGTGTGTTCTGCTAGTCATGCAACGGCGAGTATTCTATCACACCTGTCGGTTGGCTTGCAAGGGGGTGTAGAATCTTTCAGCATTTTCCCCATACGGATGTTTTGGGGTTGAACATAAACACGGCGAACTCCTTATCCTTCTTGAAAGCCCGAAGGTGGTTGTACTTCGCTTTCTTAACTGCATTCTCTGCCTTCCTATGGGTGTTAAAGTAATCCAACAGAACCCATCGTCCGCCATCCTTCCATCCGTATGCAAAAAGGTCGTTCCCAAGGGAAACGTCGTCTTCCGCTATCGTCACGTCTACCCCACGGATGCTATCGGGTTGCTTGCCGCATCCATAGATAGCCGTCCGCACCCTTTCGGCCGTTGGAATGTCCTCACCTTTCTTTACCTCTACCTCTATCAGGTACTTCGCTTTCATTGTCATTTCCTTTCCTTGTCAATCGTCGTCCTCTGGCATCTCCTCGACGGAGATAACAACCTCCCCGCCTGCCGCGATATTCCCCAGGACATGGACGACATCCGAGAGGGATGAATCGTTCCCATTCGGCGTGGAACAAACCATTTCGTTTAGCCGTTTAATGTTTAGCGAATCTGCCGCGCTAACTTCGTTCCCATCAACCTTAAACGCGAACCGAACGTTGCTATTGAGAATTCTGCTCCCGAGTATTTTCATGGTTCAATCTCCTAACTGTTTGAAATAGTCATCTAGCGAATCATTTACCTCTTCCATCATAAAGCGGTTTGTGCAACCCTTTATAACAAACTCCTTTTGCTTCACCAGAAATCCGCTAGTGTAGCACTTGCATTCCAGATTGTAACTATCGCAGAAAGCACGGATGCTGTTCTCCATCGCCTTGTGCGGGAAGAGGAATCCAGTAGTCACGGAAAAGGTAAGCACCCATTTTCTAATCCTATAATCGTTTGGGTTAATCATAGTTCACTCTCCTTATCGAAACAGTTTGCTAGAATCGAACATTACGCACCGCCGACCATCGCCCAATGTTCTTGTAGATGTCCAATGGAAAGCGGAGCGGACAAGACCCGAAAGCCAAGTCTCACGCCCTAAAAGACCAATCGCCACCTTGCGGCTAATAGCTTTCGTCTCATAGTCACCCGTATAATTGTCTTTCGCATACTTTATAAGTTCATATTTGGTTACATCCGCCGCTTCCTCTATCTGTGGCAAATCCTCGTCAAAGGTTTGCTTTACATCTCCGTAGATTTTATCCAAGAGATACTTCTTGTCGGTGTCCGTCAGCTTCATTGTCTTTGTCCTTTCCTTAACGGATTACTCTGCATAATTAAACACAACATCGGGATTGCGGCGAATGAACTCTTTTGCCTTATCGCTCAATGCTCCGCCAATCGTAATCTTGCGAACACGCCACGGCTCACCATTTGAACCGACTCCTCCGTTCTCACTAGAAGTCAAGCCCTCCCAAATGCCGTTATCCTTCGGCTCCTCATTTGGCGTGACCTCTGCATTGAAATGGACGCCAAGGCGAAAATCCCAATCGCAAGAAGAGGAGAACCAGCCATCACTAAGGGCCTTGAAGAACCCAACTTGCACCTCATTGGCGAACCAATCATCACAAGCCGCTTCCATCGCTTTATTAAGCCAAAAGTTAGTGTCCGTTCCTTTCTCGGGGTCGAACTCTGAACTGAACCACTCGCCCTTTTCGTTTTTCCACTCCAAGAGATAGCCCGTCACCATCACGGACTCCATCTTGCGAATCTTCTCCTCTGTGGCATCAAAGGGGTAGAACTGCCCACGGACAATCTTGCCCTTCGTAAAGTCCATAAACTCATCGTCCAACCAATCTTGAACATCGCCACAATAGCCGTTCGCACAATCGGAACGCCACTTTGCGATAGCCTCTTTCATGGGCTTGTCATTGAAGTATTCATCGTTTGTCATTGTCTTGTCCTTGTCTTTGTTGTCCTTGTCTTTTGAACACGCCTTGTGTCCCGAAGACGCCGCATAGTATATCATATCGGCGGTCGGCTTGCAAGGGGGTAATGAAAGAAAAATGAAAAAAAATAAATAAGCAACCGCCCGCACCCGAAAGGCTAGGTGCGGACGGTCTAGGCGGCGGATCGTGGAGGGGATGAGTGGGGGCTATCTCCGTCGCGCCGCTCTACGGATTGCCGAAGATACAAACTCCCTGAACGTGGGATTGTCCATGCCCTTCACGATATCGTAGGCATCATCCGTGAGGGTAAGCCGCATGAACTCCGCGGGGAACTCTCCACGGCTCTCCCGTTCAAGCCGCTTCTGCCTAATCGCTTCAAGAGCCGGCTCGATATCGTACCCCATGCCATGCTTCGTCTTGCTTTCTTTAGCCATAAATCTTGCTCTCCTGCTTCGCCCTCCGCTCCGCTTCGTTCACGATGGCCTTAGAGACGAACATCGCCCTCGCCACCATGCCCTTCACGGACTTGACAATCTCCGCCGCATCGCGGTCTAGGGGCTTGCTTACCCTGTGCCATTCGCCAATCTGGGACTTCATGGACTCCATGAACTTGTCGTGTCCCTTGTGTCCCGCCTTGGTAAGGCGCTGCATCCCGTCGGCGCTGATCACCCATCCGTCGCATCGGATGAATGCCGTCTGTTTCTCTGTCTTTTCTTTGTTCTTCTCCATTTTTCTCTTTGCTCCTTTATGCAACCTTCCTTTCGGTTGCTCCGTCGGTGGGCATCACAAATGCCCCCAAAGAATCGTCCGCATACCGAAGGGGCATGATAACCCCCTTGGCATCAACCTCTCCGCCCAACCCGAAGATGTGAAGCGGTGTGCTCGTGCACACGTGAATGCCGTTGAAAGCCGTCTTTTCGCAGAAAGCCACCGTAGGGCATCCCAACTTGAAGAGGGCATCAACGAGATTGGCTATGCTCACGGCATCATAGAACTTGGTGCCGATTTTGAGACGGAGAGTGTTCCAGCACCCATCGTCAGCGGTATGCTCATAAGCCTTGACCGCATCGCGGACAGCCTGCAGAAGTCCGTGCTTCTCGCTACCCTTCCCGAAGGTTGCCATGCGGCGGTAGAATGAAAGAACATAGTCGGAGCATTCCATGTCCTCCGCTATCTCCCTCCAACGGAAAGCAATGTCGTTCGTGAAACCGCTCGGCACGGCATCGTCAATGGGGAACTGACGGGGAATACGGCAGACAAGCATCTTCCAACCGTCGGAAGAGGCAAGCCCATTGTGCTCCGCATCAATGATTGGACGGCGGCACTTCTCCGTTGCCTCCGTCGTGAACACGTCGAACACGTCGAACACGGACTTGGCATCTGCAAGGTTTGCCTTGCGGATGTTCGTTCCCTTGTAGTTGGACTGGTCGAGTTCAACTAGCCCCCGAATGCTCATCTTGCCGCCCTTGAAGAACCGCATCGCCGTTGTGAGGCTGTTCACGTCGCCCGACAGTTTCACCGTCTCTCCAATGCCCCCGTTCAAGAGGGCATCGCACATTTCGCCCGATTTCATTGCCTTATTCCTCACTTTATTTGCCCGTGATAAGGCTTTTAACAACCCCGATCACTTTCTTTAGCTCCGGACGGGACTTGCCCGTGGCGCACATGAGAAGGTCGTCGAAGTTTCCGAGGAGTTCAACAATCGTACGCGCATCGTTCTTGCTAATCGTGATTTTCTCATCCTCCTCATTTTCGGGAATCTTGCGCCCCTCCGCTACGGCATTTGCTACTTCCGCAAACCGCGCGAGCCGCCGTTCCTGCTCCTTCATGTCTTCCACAAGTCTTACGGCATCAGGGACTCCACGGGACTTGCGCTCCGCCTCGCTCCCTTCGAGGTTCAACTTGACCTCTTCGTCAACATCGAAGTTGTCATATTCCTCTTGCAACTGATATGCAATGGCATCGTCTACGCCAGCCTTGCTATCGAGCGCAACCATGTTGCGAAGGTCAATCAAGATTCCCTTCTCCCAATCGTCCCCCGTGATGAAGGTTGCCTCTATGGCGAGAAGTTGCTCGTCCTTCACGTCGCCCGTTTTCGGCCAGTCAACATAAAGTCCCTCATCTTCGAGGGCTTTCATCATCTTCTTTGTCGGTCCAACGTACTTCATTGTCTTTGTCCTTGTTTTTTGTCCTATTGACTTCCCCCACGCGGGGGAACGGCACATAGTTTACCAAACTTTCGGTCGTCTTGCAAGAGGGTAATGGTAAAAAGTTAAAACTTTTTTCATGCCGCCTTGAGAGCCTTGTACAGCACGACAGCCACCTCTGCATCTCCTTCGTGAAGTAGAACTGGCGGCCATCGTACACGGATGAAGATTTACCACCCTTCCTCCACATCACCCTCATACTGAACTATTCTAAATGATTTGTTCGAAGGGTCGTTCTTATCCCATAGGGCTTTAGAGATAAACTCCTTTAATTCCCTTTCAGAATCAAACAAAAACGCCTCAGACGGCTTATCCCCCCACTTCATAAAACCGCCATTCCAATATTCTTGTGGATATCCTAATTCTGTATGTCCATCATGATACTTGAATGTCCATTCGAGCGTCCACTTTTGTTTCCCCATGTCGCAATCTCCTTCGTTTAGGCGGGGCGGCTCTCGCCGTTGCCCGCCGTTCGGTTGTCGGTTCCCGCTTTGTCCTTACTTCACATAATCCCATTCAAAGGTAAATCCCTTGTGGCAGAAGTCCGTAAAGTTCGTAAGGTACTCCCCAAGAAACTCCTCTAGTTTCGCCTCATCAATGAACCACTTGTTAATGTCCTCAATGCCTCCCTTGTCCAAAATGTCCTCATTCATGAGTTCTTCGGGGGTAAAGGACACCTCAAACTTCGGGTCGGGCGGTGTCTCGCCCTTCTCATAATCCCAAAGCACGATTGCGGTAATGTTGAACCGCTTGAACGGATAAACGGGCGTCATCTTCTTGTCGTTCTTCATTGTCTTTGTCCTTTCCTTGTCCTTGTCAGTCCTCTTTGTCCGCATTGAGATTGTAGCTCACAATCTGCCCCTTGCGGTTGAAGCGGAAGTTGTACTTGTCCGCAAGTTCCGTGTACTCCGTCTCAAATTCTGCGGGGCATATAGGATTGTCCTCATCCTCCACCATCCCCGCCATGTCGTACACCTCTTTGCGGATTTCGTCCATGGCACACATGGCAGTGATTCCCTCTACCCATGAATCAATATCCACCTCCTGTGCCAGTTCAGAAAGAGTGTAGGTAGTGCCATCGTCCTTCTCCCTAGGGTTGCCATAAGTCACATCAACTTTCGGGGCGGTGTAGTCGTGCTCCACAAGCCATTCCGTGAAGTCCACGCTATCACCGATAGCGCCAGCGTCACGCTCTGCCGTGTACTTCGTCCATGCTTCCTTAAGGGGAAGGTTCTCATAGTGCTTCATGTTCTTCATTGTCTTTGTCCTTTTCCTTGTTGTCTTTGTCCTTGTTGTGTTCGGAACACGCCTTGTGTCCCTCAAACGCCGCATAGTATACCATACCATCGGTTGCCTTGCAAGGGGGTAATGGAAATATTTTTAACTTTTTTTTTAGACGGCTATCCCGACCGATTCTACTACCCCTTTCCCCCGCGAGGGATGATTAGATTCCTCTCCGTTCCACCATCACCACGTTGCTCATGTGTGTGTAGTACGTCACTCCCCACGGCATCCGTATCGTCACCATGAGGGTCTTCGCATCCCACTCTACATCGGCATCAAGACTGTGCACGGGCTTCATCCCCGGAACATTCAGAAACACCTCCATAGTCCTTGCGGCTGCAGCCATCGAAAGAAGGACGGCTATCAATATAAGTACAACCCTCTTCATCATTATCCCCCCCCTTACTTCTGCTTCGCCCAAACCTTGTATTCGCTCCAATGGCGGAAACACACCACTCCGCCATAGACGTTGCGGATGATATACCCCGCCTCACGATGCGCCTTTATGTCCTTCCGATACTTGTAATAAGACGGATAGTCATTACGGAAAAGATAAACTCTGTCCCTCATCTTACCGCCCTCCCTTCTTCTGCAAATCGAAGAACCTTGCCACATCCATCACGGCACATACCGTAACTTCGCTAGGATCCTCATCGTCTATACATATAGAAGCTAGATACCCCTTGTTGCGGAACGTGCTACGCACCTTGTCCGCCAACTCATTCACATAGTCAACAACCATGTTCTTAATCCAAACGGAAGCATAAACCTTGCCATCCTCCACATAGCAGTCGGTGTCCGTCTGTACGTTATTCTTCTCCAACTGACTTGCGCACTTCAACGCAAGGGGGTCTCCAATAGACTGCACCCGAAGTGCCGCCGCCAGATTGTCCGCAGTAGCAAGCCTGTCGTTTCCTATCTCACCCCTCATCATGTCCAACATCTTGTCAACCCAATCACTGAAAAGCGGGGTGTCGTTGAACGGGCAACTCCCCTTGTGGTTGAACCAGTCCTTGAGGGATTCGCGGAGCGGCTTGCTACGCATCACCTTAGCCTTCGCCGCTTTCATTGCGGCCTCAATCATCTGCTTGCTTTTGTTAACTGGTATGGTCTTGAGTCTTTCCTTGCCATTACTAGGCTTGCCATCACAAACCTTCTCGAGTTCATTATCGGAATATTCGCTTTCCGCATCCAAGAACATGACCGTATAGGGTCTCGTCTTGTTGTCCGTGATTTTCTTCACGATACCCACATTGCCACAAGACGCGCATTCTGTGCTTATGACCTTAACCACATCGCCAGTCTCGAACTTCTTCATCTTTGTTGTCCTTGTTTTGTCTTTGTCATTGTCTGTCCGCCCATCGTGGGCTTGACGGGACATAGTATACCATACCCGCGGTCGGATTGCAAGGGGGCAACTAAATTTTTTTTTGGTTGTTCTTTTCTCGGCTAGATAAGGCTCTTCGCCAAGTCCGCCCATTTCTTCCCGTACACCCTCGTCATGCACTCCTCTATGCTCTCATCGCACATTTCGGGGTGGTACTTGTTCGTTCTCACAAGCCACTTCTCCAAGAGCCTTGGGTCTAGGGATGGTTCTCCAAGGGCCAAAGAAAGAAAGGCGTCGCTTATCCAAGACGGGGACGGGCATCCTAGACGATTTGCCAGCCTGCGAATCCCGTCCGCCCTCCGCTTCTTCTCTTCGTCAACCATCACAATGCCCCCGCCTCCATCAGGCTTATGTCAACATCGGGGTCTTCAACCCTATGCCACCTGCCGTCATCCCGCAACTCCTCCTCATAGAAGTCTATCCCCATGAACTCCGCATTCCTCATCGTGTTGTAGGGATCCCCGCTCCACACCCCATCCACCACTACTTTCTCGACACGCTCTATCTGCTTCTTCTGCTCTGGTGTCGGAACCCCTGCGGTGACATAACACACCCTTCTCTTGCGGATGTTCCGGGCTCGCGCATCCTCGCCGCTCGCCTTGTACTCCTTGCCTCTCGTAATCATCACTTGCCCTCCATTATGTCGTCCAGAATCGGGTCGTTCTCCGAAGAAGAGTATTCCTTGCGCAGCCGAAACTCCTCTAGCCTGTTCTTGATTCGCAGTTGCTTGGCAATCTCCCGAAGGGCTGATTCCATGACGGACATGTGCTTGATTTCGGTGCTAGTTGGCATCTCTCTGTGCTCCTTACTTTCTTTTCCTAAGTCGGTTGAATCTGTCTTGCTTCTTGTAGAAGTCCCGAATCTTCTTCAGGTTCGGTGCCTTGCCACGGATGATTCTGCCTTGCTCATCGTGAACATTCTCGCAATTCTCCAAGTGAATCTTCGCTTGCTTATCCATAAAGTCCAGTAGCGACTTTCTTCTCTCGCTCTTATCCTTCCTCATTCGCTTTCTTCTCCTTTTCTTCTTCTTCTTCCATGACCATGGAAAGCCCCAGAACAAGAAGCAATATCTCCGCCATGATTAGCGCACAGACGCCAGCCGCAAACGCCCCCCCGAAGGTAGCTCCCGCAACCGCACCGCAAAGAAATATTATCTGGCTCTTCATTCTATCGCTCTCCAAAGGGCGGGGCAAGTGCCGCCGCCCTGCTGATTGCCCATCGGCTAGCCGCTTATGCCGCCGCCTTTTCGTTCTCCTTCTCCCACATGGCGGCAATGTCCGCCGCCGTCTTTCGGTTCCCATCGGTTGCCCGATTGTACCAAGCCCGTGCGAACTTGCTCCACCGCCAACCATTAGCCTTCATGTAGTTGCGGATAGCCTCGGACGGCATGGACGGGAAACGGATTTCAATGCCGTTCTTCTCCTTGTTCTCCGTAATCGTCACCCCGTCATCCTTGGGAGCATCGGGCGGGGTCGGCTTTTGCGGCTCGGCTTTCGCCTTGATTTGCAGAACCCACTCCCCCGCATTCGTCAGTTCAAGACCCTCCAGTTCAAACCCTCCATCGGGAAAGTCCGTCTTGGCGCAAACCTTGTGAGCCGTCCCCCTCGCGCACTCCTCCGTAACGCCGCCAACGTTCGCCATGATATAGTCATGCACGTACTTGTAAACGTCTTGGCTAACGGTGCGGTTAAGGAACACGTAATCGAACCCTCCGCACACGCAGGCCGCTGGCTGTGTGCAGTCCTCGTGAATGTCCTCGTAAGCATTGTACGTCGTGGTCTCGAAGGCATTGAGAACCTTCATCACCTTGTCATAGGCTGGGCCGTCCTCATACTCCACGCGGATAGAGTCGCTCGTGCTCCCGTTGCGGGTGTGAGCCCCGAACTTCACCCCAGGGAACTCATGCTTCAGAACCGCCAGCACGTTCCGCCGCTTCTCCCCCACCGTGAGCCACTTCTTTTCCTCCGTCTTGGGGCAAGGGATATAGTTGTACTTCACCCGAAGGGCGGCAACCTCCGCCGCATACTTGCGGGCGGCTTCCTCCTTTTCCCTCTTCTCCTTCTCGCAGTTTGCGGCATAGGCGGCCTTAAGAATCTCCTCCTGCTTGTCCGTCATCGGGGTAAACTCCTTGCTATGCTCCTCGATGTACTTTTCGTACTCCTCATCGCCGTAATCCGTCATAGCCATCGGGAAAACCGCCGTAATCTCCTCCGCAGTGTACTTGCCAGTCTCTACGAGGAGGCGGGCATCCTCCCTGTAGATGCTTGCCACGTGTCCGTACTTTGGATTTTCAAGAGTCCCAATGCCAATATGCCCGTTGTCGGAAAGGTCGTTTGCAGACACCTTGAAGGTGCGCCCCTTCTCGTCTACCGCCTCATAGATGTCCGACACGGGGATAGGCTGAATCTTGCCCGTGCCGTTGAAGAGGGAAAGCATGCCCCCTGCAGTCTTCTCGCCAGTCTTGCGACGGATACAGCACATTTGGCTGTCGCTCCCGCCATAGCCCATCATGCGGTAGTACCAATCACCGATTTTCAGTTCTTTGCTCATTGTCTTCTAGTCCTTGTTTGTCTTTGTCCTTGTTGGGCGTCTCTCGGAACCCTTGTCCCGCAAGACGCCGCATATTGTACCACACATTCGGTCGGCTTGCAAGGGGGTATTGAGAAAAAAGTTGAAAAACTTTCAACCCATCCAAAAGCCCCGAAAAATGGTCGTTTACACAATGTCGCATAATATCACGGATGTTTAGCAAATCGCCTAGCAAAAAGCCTAGCAGAATTTCTAGCAGAAATCTTAGCAGAAATTTTAGCAGAGTTATGTAAACTAGAATCTCTATAACTAAAAGAACGATACACTTTTTAATATACAACCCGATAATATGAATATCGCATAAAATCATCGTTTTCTAGCAGAAGTTCTAGCAGAAATCTTAGCAGAAGTTCTAGCAGGATTTTTAGTAGAAAATTCATTGTTGTTATGTCAACTACAACCC